GGAGAGGATTGTTGCTGGTGTCTATACCCAGAAGACAACGTGCCATGTCAGTACTGCAACGGCAACGGCGTCTGGTATCGGTGCATGTCCGACCAAGTATGGTGTAGCGAGCATCCGTTTGAAGGCCGCGAAGGAATCGAGCGCGGCGCTATCGAGTGGTTCACGATTAAGAGAAGCAAGCAGGACTGACCCAACGGAGAGCAAGCATGGACGCCAAGCGTGACGCGGGAGAGACGAAGGACACGCCTAAGCACTACCAACTCCGCAAAGGGAAGCGGGTCCGCGTGCCGGGTACAAACGTGGTGCTGGAAGGCAAGCCGGTCAAGGGCCATCCGGGGGTGATTGTGACCGTGGAGAAGCAACTAATTAAGGAGACGGTATGACAACGACACTAGAAAGCGAAGTTGGCTTGTGCGACGATGTGGAGTCTATCGCGGTTCCACTCTTTCACAGAGCCACTATGAAAACCAAGAGTCTGATAACGGCCACGATTGTTGATCAGTGTAAAGACCTGTTCGCGGAACTCGCGTCACTGCCAGAGCCGCAACGGATCGAAGCAATCAATCAGATTCGGCTAGAGCTCCACAAGCACAGTCCGATGGCTAATGAACCCGTGGATTGCGTTTTATGGGTTCCGCTAGAGCAGGTTCACGCGAACGACTACAACCCCAATTCCGTTGCCCCGCCAGAAATGAAACTGCTGGCGCATAGCATCACTGAGGACGGTTACACCCAACCCATCGTCACCTGGCAGAACGAAACCATCTTTGAAGTGATTGACGGCTACCACCGCAACCGAGTGGGCCGCGAAGTGCCGGAAGTTAGGGAGCGCGTTCGCGGGTATCTTCCGGTCACTGTGGTCAACGCGATTCGGACGGATCGAGGTGACAGAATCGCCGCAACCATTCGCCACAATCGGGCGAGAGGCAAGCATCGCATAGATTCCATGTCGGAAATTGTTGTCGAGTTGAAGCGCCGCAATTGGTCTGACGAGAAGATTGGGCGAGAGCTTGGCATGGACCCTGACGAAGTTTTGCGGCTAACTCAAATCACTGGCTTGGCGGAAATGTTTGCCGACCGCGATTTCTCAAAGGCTTGGGAGGCGCAGGAGGCAGCGGAAATAAACGAGGGGGACAACCTTGCGATCAATGAAGAGAATTTATCAGCACTACCAGAGATGGGAGGATTGGCGGGAGGGGATGTACCTAGAAATCCCGTTCAACCTCCACCAGTCCGCAATAGACGCGGCGGCAAGGTTGCTAAGAATGCCGATGCCGCTCAAGCTAGCGATGCGCCGCGTGACGGTGGAGTGGCCGATAGCAACGCAAGTGAACCTGACCAACAAGCAGAGAAACCGGCAAGCGTGGCTGGGGCAGGCGGCTTGTTTCCTGACGATGACAACCCCGGACTACCTCACGAAACTGGCGTGGTGGAGTCTAAGCGAAAGCCAGCAGGCCGCAGCAAACGAATCAGCCGACAGCGTGATTAAGGATTGGATAGAACAATGCCAAAGATACACGGTTCACAGAATGTCCTAGAGGCGGCCCGCGAACGAATCGCCTGGACGTTCGATAATTTTGAAGCGGTCTACGTTAGCTTCTCAGGCGGCAAGGACTCCACGGTAATGCTTCACCTGGCAGCCGATGAAGCCCGCAAGCGCGGGCGTAAATTCGGCGTGCTATTCGTTGACTTGGAAGGACAGTACCGCTTGACGATTGAGCATATTCGCAAATGCGTGGATATGTACGCGGATTGTTCGGAACTGTTTTGGTGCTGTCTGCCGATTCATCTTCGCAACGCCGTAAGTGTTTTTGAAACTCACTGGATTTGCTGGGAGCAAGGAAAGAAAGAGGCGTGGGTGCGCGAGCCGCCGACAGACGCAATCACTGACGAAAGCAAGTTTCCGTTCTTCCGGCACGGGATGGAATTTGAAGAATTCGTGCCAGAGTTTGGGGAATGGTATGCGCAGGGCAGGTCGTGCGCGTGCATGGTAGGAATCAGAACTGACGAGAGCTTGAACCGCTTCCGCACCATTGCCAGCACTTCCAAGATTCGGAAGGACGATAAGCAGTGGACAACGAAAGTAACCGATCATGTTTTTAACGTGTACCCGGTTTACGATTGGAAGTCGGAAGACCTGTGGACATACCACGGGAAGAATCCAGAGAAGCCGTACAACCACCTTTACAATCTGATGCACCAAGCTGGGCTCAGTCTCAGCCAGATGCGCATTTGCCAGCCTTACGGCGACGACCAGCGTAAGGGGCTGTGGCTGTTTCACTTGATCGAACCCGAGACATGGGCGCGAGTAGTGGCGCGCGTGAATGGAGCGAATAGTGGCGCTCTCTACGTGCAAGAGACGGGAAACATTACCGGCTACCGCCGCGTTTCCAAGCCAGCGGGCCACACCTGGAAATCGTTCGCGCAGTTGCTAATCAAGTCCATGCCGCCGCGAACAATGGAGCATTACGAAAACAAAGTCGTGATATTCCAGCGATGGTGGCAAGAGCGCGGCTACCCAGGCGGAATTCCCGACGAAGCCCCCTATGAGCTAGAAGCGGATCGAAAGGTTCCAAGCTGGCGGCGAGTTTGCAAGTCACTCTTGCGAAACGACTATTGGTGCAAGGGTCTATCGTTCACCCAGCATCGCAGCGAAGCGTACCAAAAGTATTTAGAACTTATGAAGCGTCGCCGCACGGAATGGGGCATGGAGAAAGCAATTACATAAAAGCCTTGACGCACTCCACAGCAATCGCTTAGGCTTACCACTAGGCAGTACTGCTCGCAGGCACGTCGAATGGCGGCCTGCACTCCCAAGTTCCACGCTCGGAACGTCGAACGGCGACTGAGCGCAGCTATAAGTTGCGCCTCTATGTCGCCATTCCGCCTCGCCATCCTCGCGGCCCTCGCGCTCTGCCTGCCGGTTCGGGCCGCGGACGTGTTGCCGTCCGCTGGCAAGGCCGTGGGCTTTGTCCGCGACGATACGCCGGGCTTCTGGCTGGTGCTTTCAGCCGACCTCTCGCCGGTTGACGCCAAGTTTTTCGAGGGTGACGACGCCAAGGGGTATCGCGGGTGCGTGTTCGATGGCGGGCCCGGCCGCTACATGGCCATCAAGATCGAGAATGGCAGGCCCAAGACGTTCCCCGTTCTGCTTGGCGGCGTGGCACCAACGCCGATCCCGCCGCAACCCGTTCCGCCCGGTCCTACGCCTGTCCCACCCAAGCCGGAGCCAACCCCGCCCCCTATTCCCGCCGGCCCGCGGACGGTGCTAATCCTCCGCGAGTCGGCGAACGACACCCCGGCGATGAGCCGGTTGCTGGTCAGCCTCCAAGCCGGGAAAGGCCGCGACTACCTCAAGTCAAAAGGCCACTCCTGCCTTGCCTTAGACGTGGACGCTAAAGGGGCCGATGGGAAGGCGGACGCCAATGTCGCGGCGTGGCGAGTTGCGGTTGACGTGCCGCTGCCTGCGCTGGCGATTCTGGACAGCAAGGGGAACGTGCTGCACAAGGAACCGCTGCCGGCGACGGCGACGGCTGACGACGTGCTGGCGGTGCTGCGGAGGCATGAATGATTGATGTCAAATTTATCGACGTTGATTTTCCTTCGCAGCCGGAGTACGTCGAAGGCGATAAAGGCCGTCGCGCTTTTGAATCACGCGGTTGGTACGCCGACACGCAGGCAATCATTCCAGAATCACGATGGGAGGACGAGGCCGCAAAAGGCGGCGGGTGTTCGCAGCTCGTCACGCGGATTTACAACCAGGGGCAAGAAGGATCGTGCGTGGCCAACGCTTGCTCTCAGGCCCACGAAATCATTCAGGCGAAACAGTCTGGCGTAGATAAAGTCGTTCATCTTTCGGCCATTAGCCTCTACAAACGCATTGGCTCGTCCGCACAATCAGGGGCGATGGTTTCCGATGGCCTGGACGAAATGGCGGCGAGGGGAATCTTGCCGCTCGACAACCCGGAAAATCGTTTAGCGTTTGGCGATGCCGTGATGCCGAACACTGGTTTCCGCACTCCATACCCGGCCAACTGGGAAGCGACCGCGAAGAAATTCTCGGCGTCGGAATGGTTTATCTGCGATGAAGTTGCGGAACTTGTCACCGCGCTGCTGTGCGGACACCCGGTAGTTGTTGGCAGATCGGGACACAGCATTTGCTACTGCGACATCGTTTTCCAAGATGGTTCGATGTTCGCAAAATACGCTAACAGTTGGGGCGCTTGGGGAGAGAATGGTTTCGGCTACGACTCTCTCCGAATGATTCGCTCGTCGGCGAACTGGGCGTTCGCCCTGCGCACTATCGTCAATCCATTCTCGCTCCCTGTATAGGAACTCCCAATGGAACCCAAACCGATCCTGACTTCCAAAACGATCATCTTCGCCGTCCTGACGTTCCTTGCGGCAGCGTCCGGCGCGATTGTGACCTACCTGCAAACGCAGCCCGTTGACTTCAACGACTGGATGAGCGTGCTGCCGTGGGCGCTGGGCATGATCGTGGCGGTTATCAACGTGGTGCTGCGGCTCTTGACTACCCAGGCGCTGAAATGACCTACGACACCTACACCCAAAGCGTCTGGCCGGGAGCCCCCAAGTTCCTGCCGCCCATGATTCCGCAAGCCGAGCGACCAGCGTTGTACGCGATGGCCTCGGACGCGGACGCGAGTCAAGCGCTGCTGGAAGCGGTGTGGTCCGACGTGAGCCAGCGGGTGGCGCAGGCGAGCGACGACCCGAATTTCGTTTACCCGCCGGAGGTGGAAGAGTGATTGCATCCTCTTTTGACCAATCGAACTGTGCCATCGGCCGGCCGGCCGGCATGACCGACGAGCAGTGTTCCCCGCTGTCCGTTTATCGCGGCAGCTACGCCGACAACACGCCGGTTGTCATTTCGTGTTGGAAGCTCACAAAGGAAGAACAGGAAGAATTCCAAAGGACCGGGAGGATTTGGCTGACGGTGTTGGGCCATACAATGCCGCCCGTTTGTCTAAGCGGGCAGAATCCATTCGCGGAGGCCATAGCATGATCCCCGCCCTCACATTTTTCCTTGGCATGGTCTTCGGCATCGGCCTCGTGTTCGCCGTGGAAGCGGTTGCTGAGGCCGTTGTGCGGAAGGAGGGACGATAGATGCACGAGTATGCCGCGCTGGTTCTACAGACGACCGATGGAGATTCCCTCAAGCTATCCGTCGATTGTGGGTTTTCCATTCACCACGACATTGCCATCCGCTTAGCGGGAATCGACTGCCCCGAGATGAACACGGACGCTGGCAAAGTCGCCGCACAGTTCACCGCCGACTGGCTCGCCAAACGTCTTGGCAAGGTCATGGTTCGCACGATCAAGGGCAAGAGTTTTGACCGCTGGCTAGGTCATGTTTGGGACTTGGAAGCGGGCGAGTGTTTGAACGATGAATTGATTAAGAGCGGCAACGCGGTGAAGTGGGGGGTGAAGTAATGCCAGCAGAAATCATTGGTCGTCGTCTGCCGGTCGTCGATGGCAAGCCAGCCGTGCTAGAGCGAGCCGGAGATTACTGCGGCCCCGTGACCGGATTCAGCGGTCCAGAAAAAGCGACGGTGTTTTACCTGCTGCCGATTGCCAGAGACGCCGACGCGCCGAAAGGAGCAAGGGCTGCTTTCCACGTTTGCATACCGCCGCATGTCGCCACGGAAAATCCAGACGGCTCACTCACACTGCGGGAATCAATCGGCAACCCGCACTGGCACGGATTCCTGAATGCTGGCCATAAGTGGAGCCTCAATAAGGAGGGGAAGTGATGGCCGACAACACCAGCATTTTCTACGGGAAGATTCCTATGACCGAGCATCCCATACCAGCAAGCTACTCATGGACCGACGTAGGCAACGAGGAAACCATGAACGACGAAGAAAATCTCAAGGTGGAAATCAATACGTTCGTTTGGATGCACGCGCCGAAGGAAATGACCCTTGGGGCCGCTGATGACATGGCGTGCAAGATTTTCCAGATGTTCATGGAAGCAAGGGAGAAGGCAACCCCCTAACCCCGGAGGCCCGCAATGGACGCGACCCTACCGCAGTTGGATGAACTACTGAGACAACTTTTAGAAGCCCAGACGGGCGAATGGAACCTACAGCAGAAAATCTTCCAGTTGGAAGCCAAGGTGATGAGGCTCGAAGCGGAGTTACTGGTGGCGAGAGGGAGTGAAGCGAGGATTGGAGCGATATGACCCCCGGCTACATCCTCGACGATTCGATCCTGACGATGGACGACTATCGGAAAATGCACGGGCGTTACAGCCAACCAGACCCAGACCAGAAAGAGCTGAGGCAAATGCGACTTCGCAAATACGACGTGATAATCCAGCACTTCAATCAGATCGTGAGCAAGCAAACGGAATGGACCGGCGACGATGAGCGGCCAAGTGAGCGACGAATCCACTAGAGACTCAGGAGGATGTGAGCGACATGGACTTGATAGCCGAGGCGACCGTTGGCGTGGCGTGGTGGGAGCGAGCCATTGACCGTTTTGGCTTCCCAGCATGTGCTCTCATAGCAATCGCCGTGTTCCTGTATTTCCTGGCACGCCGGCTGACTCCACACGCCGAAAACATCGCAGTTGCACACGTCAAGATGGTCAACACGTTCAGCGAGACCTTGCCAAAACTGGCCATGAGTAGCGAGCAGCAAACGA